AAAAGTCATACGACTGTGAAAACGGTGTGATGGTTGAAACGATGTTCGTTCATGAGTCCGGCGAGATGTTGGAGTGTGGCATCTTGCACTTCCCCGCAAGCAAAGCCGACCCTCAAGGCCATATGAGTGCTTTGACTTATGCGCGGAGAGGTTCCCTCATGGCAGCGTGTGGCATCGCACCGGAAGATGATGATGGTAATGCTGCAAGCCGCAAGCCCGAGAAGCCCGTTCTCATTGCCCCGCTAATCGCTTCCATTGATGCAGCCACCACAGAGGAAGAATTGAAGTCTGCTTACTTTGAGGCCATCAAGATAGCCGGACATGATGCAGCCGCTAAGAATGCCATCATCGTTGCCAAAGACTTGAAGAAAGCGAGTCTGTAATGGAACAAGGTTCACCGGAATGGTTCGCCGCCCGTTTGGGTAAGGTAACCGCCTCTCGCGTCTCAGATGTGATGGCAAAGCTAAAGACGGGGGGTTATGGTGCGTCAAGGGACGATTACATGGCCCAACTGATTTGTGAGCGTTTGACGGGTGAAGTAGCTGAATCTTTCACCAACTCGGCTATGCAATGGGGGACAGAGACCGAGCCAATGGCCCGAGCGCATTACGAGATGGTCAATTCAGTGTTGGTCGATCAAGTTGGGTTTATTGCTCATCCGGACATTGAAATGGCAGGGGCATCACCCGATGGGATTGTGTTCAATGGAATCATCGAAATCAAGTGTCCCAATACATCCACCCACATCGACACACTGCTAAACAAAAAGGTTCCCGCAAAGTACATCAAGCAGATTCAGTTTCAGCTTAGATGTACCGGAAAAGAATGGTGTGATTTCGTTTCCTTTGACCCGAGACTAAAGGGGTTGGAAATGTTCACCAAAAGAGTCGAGCGAGATGAGAAGCTAATCAGCGAAATGGATACCGAAGTGGTGAAGTTTCTCTCCGACCTTGACGAAAAACTTGAACTTTTAATGAAAGAAAAAAATGGCACTGCTTAAAGAAGTTACCGTAGTTGCGGGTACATACACTAACGCAAAGGGTGAAGAAAAGAAACGATACATCCGCATTGGGTCTGTCATCGACACAAAGAATGGCCCCATGCTGAAACTCGATGTGATGCCCATATATGCGGAGTGGGACGGTTGGGCATATATGAACGACCCAAAGCCAAAAGAATATAAAGGCTTACCTGCTGATAACGATGAGGACATTGGATTTTGAGTCCGGAAGATGAAGCGTTTGAAGAACTCAGTCGCAGACAAGGCGATTGGGGTCTTCAAGGGTCGCGCAAACACCAAATTCTTAGGTACGCTGAAAATGTTGAAAGCAAGGGGACAAGCATGACTGACAAAGAAGCATTGGCACAGCCAGAGCAAGAGCCTGTGGCGGTGTACGGATACTGCCCTGAATGCGGGGCAAAAGGCGTTCAACGTGAAAGGCGACCAAATGGAAACGACAAATGCGCCAACGGGCATACATATCCATCAAGCAAAGCAGCACAGCCAGCACAGCGCACGGAGCAAAACTTCTGCCCACGATGCGGCAAACGCACCAAAGACTTGACGCACATCCACACTTGCACACCACCACCACAGGAGAAGACATGAAAGCTAGACAAGTATTTATAGCCCTGATGATAGGCAGGGGCTACACACCGGATGAACTTCATTGGGACGGGAAGAAGTTTATTAACTCTGCTATCACTACCCGATGGAACTACTTTCTAGCAGGTTGGGAAATGCGGGGTGTGATGTGATTGAAACTGTAATCACCATCTTTGCCATAGGCTTTGTTGGCATTGCTTTAGCCATTGGTAGCGTTTGCTTTATGGTGTGGCTTGCCCTCAATGAATCCTAAGAGTACAAACAATAGTGGCATGAAGTGCCCCGAGTGCGGTGCAATCTCGTTTGTTCAACACACTAAGACCGTTGAGAATATGCTTGTCAGACGAAGGGAGTGCTACAACGGGCATCGCTTTATCTCACATGAAACTATCCTCAGAATGGTCAACCGGTACAAGACTAAAAAGAATTCTTAGCAATAGTAATTTTACAAATAATTGTGTCATGTGCTGACCATAATATGCTTTGGCTGCAATCCGCAGTTTAAGGAGAAAATCATGTACAAGATTGAAATCGAAATGGGTTGGCTTGGTGATAGCAAGTTGACCATTGAAACAAACGACTTTGAAATCATTGAAGTCATTAAGGAATTTGTCGAATTCCAAGAGTCAGAGGGTTGGATTGGTGCGTGGAATCCGGTCGTTTTTGACGATAGCGAAATCGATGAAGATGACGCGGAAGATGACGCAGAAGAAGTTAAGTAACTGGAATCACGCGGCCTCTAAATTCAATGGAATCGGGGCCGTGTGTTGTCACCAGTTCGGGAAGTAATAACTTGCCATTGTGAAAATTTAGCACAGCAAAGCCCGATCTCCAGTTAAGTGGGCCTTTTTCTGTGTAGTCTTCAAACTGTGGGCCATAAGGTTCCGCAAGGGTTCCAGTATCAATGCCGTATCTCACGCCGTTGTAGTCAGAAAACGGAGTGACTTTTAAGCTATGCAAATGTCCCGTGACAATGTTAGTACCTGCCCACATCGTATTGTTATGTGTTGCGTGGATACCACCCTTGAATCGATGTTTAACAACAGTGGATTCATTTAGCCATACTGACCAACATGGTTCCCAACTTAGGAAATGGTCTTTCAAGCTAAAGCCCTTTACTTGCTCATACTGGGGCGCATTAGCCGCTAGAAAGGTCTCAAACCGCGCATCGTGATTGCCTAAAGGCCATATCAGTTTGACGTTGTGACGGGCCTTTTTAGCCGTTTCTTCAATCTCTCCCATCGCCAAAGTGCAGGCTTTTAGTTCTTCAATGACTGTAGGTGCTTTACTCCAGCCGATTCGTGGGTGTCGAGAGATTCCAGCACCATCAAAAATGTCGCCATTGGCAATCACAACATTGGGTTTCAGTTCTTTGATGGCCCACAAAAGACCTCTGTAAGCAGTAGAGTGGATGCCGGGCCAAAAGTGTGCATCAGAAAAAACAATCACTGTCCCGTTAAGAATACCCAAATTGTTGCTATGCGGATAAGTTAATGAAATTTGAAAATGTGCGTATTGATTGTTCTTTTCCGCTTGAGGTGCTTCAATCTTTTGTTTAGTTTTATGTTCAATCCGTCTGCGCCTTTTGTAAAGCGCGGAAATATCAATGTTTAGCAATTTACTTGCTTTATCCATTGAATTGCTACTTTGAATAGCTTGAATGACTTGATCGTCAGAAAAATTAGTGACAGCCATTACAGTTTCTTTCGCCAATAAAGGGTGTCTTTGCAACCCCAAGGTTTAGAAGGTTCAAACATTTTGAAACCGCAAGCTATCAAACTGTTGGCGGAAGCAGGATTGAATCTTGTGTCAGAAACTAACCATTTCCACCCAATAGCTTTCGCTTGTCTAATTCGGACACGAATAAACTTTTTCTGTAGTCCTTGTCCACGCTGAGAAGGAATAACACCAGCACGACAAAGGTAGCCACAATCAGCCCACCGCACAGAGCGAACAAGACCCGCGAAACCAATATCCACACCATTTTTAGTAGCAATCCACCAAGTCCCAAAATTTGTATCATCGGGCCTGTCATACGGTAAACAGATATTTTGTAGTGCAGAAAGTCTGTCTTGTACTGAATCTTTGCGGGTGTCTGCGCGAATAATCATTAGCGCATTGGATTGTTTTATTGTTAACTTGTTATGACAAAACTGATAAGGCTTGATTGGTGTGGTTTATTCTGTCCTCAAGCCCTATCGTCCCACCGTTAATCTTCTTTGTGAGACCCGTCCAATTGGCCTCCTCCGCTAGACGGTTGCAGTCATGCGTTGACCAAAACCAACCCGCTGTTAACGCCGCATATTTTGGTGTGGCGACTAGATCGGGTTCCATCACGAAATCAGCCCCTAATGCTTGTCCGGCGTGATAGTACCCGCTATGTCCGGTCAATTGGACTGCACCCCTACCGCGAAAACGCCATCCATCTCCACTTGCTTCGTCTCTGTTTCCCATACGGTTGGCATAGACCATATTGGCGATCTTCTTAGGGTTTCGTGCGTACTGATTAGCAAAGTCCAAAGTGGGAAACCTTTTAGGCCACAGCTTCATCAGCGTTTCTGCGCGATAGTTTAGGTTTTCTTCCAATGTCTTGAAGTGTCCGCATTCATGTCCGCATTGCCCGATGAAGGCAGCTTGTTGGCGTTTGGTGGAGATATTGAATCTGTCAAATGTCTCATTGAGTGCATCGACCCATTCAGCCCCAATGTGGAGTTTTTTCAGTTGTTCAGCGGTTAGCATTCATCACCCCCATCACTTTGTTGTACGAGTCTATACACGCATTCAATTGCGCGGTGTTTCTGTCGCCTTGGGCGATGATTTCGGCAATGGCTGCAAGGGTTGCTCTGTCGGAGTCAGTAGTTTCATAAACCGGTCGGTTAGGTTCACTTCTTTCTTTTGGCTGATCTCCGGTGGGAGTGGGGGCATTTGCGGTGGCTTGTACGCAACTTGTGGTTTGGAGCCGCAGCCGACCATCACGAATAGCACGATCAAGAGAAGACTGTTTTTGATTGATGACATTGTTGGCCTCCGATAGTTTGGTTGATTGGTCATTCAATTGTTGGGCAAGTTCGCGTTCTTTTTCCCGTGCTTCATCATTCTTTTTGGCAATCTCGACTTGCATTTCAGCGTCACGATCACCCCATCCAACATGATGCCCATAACCGTATGCACCGCCCACAGCAATCATCGCCCCAATGATGAAATAGGGGTTAACCATTCTTCACCTCATGCCGAGCAGCCGCGATTTCTTCTCGCACTGAGTCAGCTTCTAAATGTTGGGGTGGGGTAGTGGGGGGAGGGGGAGGAGTCCAGCTTTCATCTAAAGGAGGATTGACCCACACGGGCAGAGCATTGGATGGCGCGGGAGGTGGGCTAGAAGGCACAGAAACGGGTGTAGAAGGCGATGAAACTGTAGGCGTAGGCGTTGGGCTTACCGTGTTGGTAACGGCCCCCACAGCCCGTTTACCAACGATGCCACCAATGCCACCAACAATAAGTAATACTATATCGTTAAGCATTTTAGTATAGGCTTGATCTATCGGAGCCATACTCTTGATAGGTTGTACTACAAAAGTAACACTATAGAGAAGTGCAAAAACGATACCGAAAAGAATGACGGTAATCATTACCACCACAAAGCCCCAAATGCGGACTTCTAAATCTTCGGGGGTGTATTTACTTTTTGTCATCATCAACCTTTTCAACTTTGGGCGGTTCAATCTTGTTTGTCAGAATTGGGGCGACAAGATACTCGGGGCAAGTCTGCGTAAATAAACACTTTGGCTTTTGGCATTCGGGTAGATCAAACTTGTCGGGGTTCTGACAAACATATCTATATCTGTCCTCACATCCACTCATGAGCAGAACCACCGCAATTGATATGACAATCACGCACCACAAGAATTTATTTTGACTCATTTTTCATTCTGTCCAAATCTTTACGGTCTTGCTCTAGCTGTTGGCGAAGTCTCTCCATGCGCTCGATCTGCATTTTGCTTTCTTTCTGCACAGCTAATGTGTCGTAATAAATGCTCCCAATCAGAGGAAGCATCAAGGCGAACACAATCACCATTGCAATGAGAGCGACTAGAAACCCCATCTGACTTTTCTGTCCATAACGAGTAAAGTGAAAAACAAAACGAGATACAGCAGAA